TGCTGACTTTGAAATGTTTGCAGATGTAACACAATTACAAAGCAATATCTTGGACTTAATTGTTAAGGATAAAAGAATTACCCCTGAGGTAATAGCTGACACTTTAAAAGAAGATGTGGGTGCGGTTAAGCGTGTTATTGATTTATTAATCGAGAAGGGCTTTATTAAGACAAGCGAAGTAAAGCAAGGCAAAGGCATTGATAGTAACGTTATTATTGAAAGGGAATTAACTGCGCCTATTGGTAAAATTGTTGAAGCTATTAAGCCACAAACAACGCAGATTTTAATTCGTTACACTTACGAGTGGAAAGCAGGTTTTAATGATAGCGATTTAGATACAAGCAGACCTTTTTGCAAATACTTAGTTACTGCTAATAAGTTTTATACTCGTAGCGATATAGAGCAAATGAGTGCAAGGCTTGGCTATTCTGTATGGGATAGGCGAGGCGGTTGGTACACTAAGCCGGGAACAAATACACATTCTCCAAGTTGCAGACACGAGTGGCGTTCAAACATAGTTAAAAGAAAATAAAGATGAGTTTAAACACATTATTCATAAGCGTACAGAATATTAAAGACCGCTCTGGCTTACACGCTAACGTAGACGAGAAACTTGTATTGCCTGAGATTAAAACGGCTCAAGATATGTATATCTTACCTGCGCTTGGTAGTGCTTTATACAACAGGCTTCAAGCAGGTATTACGGCTAACAACTTAAATGCTAATGAGGTTATTTTATTAGACCAATACATAGCAGATACTTTAGTGCATTATGTACTTAGTGAGTTGCCAATGGGCTTATCGTACCAGTTCTATAACAAAGGCTTGTTAAGGAAAGGTGGGGAAAATACCGAGAACCCTTCGATGCAGGATATGATTGATGTGGCGAATAGATATAAGGCTCGTGCTGAGTTCTACAAGCAAAGAATGATTAAATACCTAAAAGAATATTCTACACTTTATCCTGAGTACTTGAACCCTGGAAGTGGCATTGATGCAATACACCCTGAGAATGATGCTTATACAACGAGCGTTTGGTTAGGCGATTTTGATTGCTGCGCAGGTAAAAGCTTCGAGGAACTTTATCAAGGAAATAGAGGTTGTAGTGATTGCTAATTATGAGTAAAGTAACAACAATAAAAAACCAAAATAAACTGCGTGTTTATTTAGAAAAAATTAAGAATGAGCCTGACGTTAAACCAAATAACAAAGCAGATAACAACACTCGGAAGCGACCACGAACAAATTAACTTTGTTTACTTCGGTGATGTGTGGGAACGTTTATCTAATGGCGAGGTTACTTACCCTGCTATGTTCTACACTTTAACAGGTGCAACTATAAACGCTAAAAATATAACTTATAATTTTAGCCTTTATTTTATGGACAGAATGTTAATGGAAGAGACAAACGAAACCGAGGTTTTATCGGATATGACTTTAGTAGGTCAAGACATAGTTGCGCAGTTACGTTACCCTAAAGCGATTTGGGATATTGGCGATACTGCACCTTTGACTTACTTTACTGAAAGCGACCCCGATTATCTTGCCGGAGTTAAGATTGATATTACAATGCAATTACCTTACTTAAACGATAGATGCCAAGTGCCTTCTATTTATACATACTAAGATGATAGGAAAAAAAATTAACCAATTAGCTACCGAGTTAGCACCTGCTACAACTGATTTAACTATTATAGGCGACCCGACAACGGGAGTAAGTAAAAAGATTACGTTATCACAAATAGCTAATTTATTTGCAACTTCGGGTACAGTTACAAGTGTAGCAGTTACTGAAACAGGAAATGCTTTAACAATAACAGGCAGTCCAATAACAACTGCTGGAACTATTAATATAGGATTTGCAGGAGCAGCTACTCAATATGTAAGAGGCGATGGGCAATTATCTGACTTCCCGACATCAACAGGTGGTGGAAGTTCTGTTTCTTATTATCTAAATTCAAGTGTATCACAAGGAACAATAGGAGGTGTAGCTTATAGACAATTTAATAAAACACCGATAGCAGGTGCAGGAACTGATATTACTGTTTCGACTAACGGATATATAGCTTCTTACATTACTGATGCCAATGACCCAGCTTTATTAGAAGTACCTGCCGGAAACTTTAATTGTGAGTTTTATTTTAGTGTAAACTCTAATAATCATGACCCTTATGTTTATGCAGAAGTGTATAAATATGATGGGACTACTTTTACTTTATTAGGTAGCAGTCAAAGTGTACCTGAGTATTTAACTAACGGAACTACATTAAGTCCTTACTACTTTGCTGTCCCTGTTACTGCAACTGTTTTAACAACAACAGATAGGATTGCAATTAGAATATATGCAAACGTAGATGGTAGAACTGTAACTTTACATACAGAGAATAACCATTTATGTCAAGTAGTTACAACTTTTTCTAAGGGATTGACTTCGTTAAATAACTTAACAAGACAAGTACAATTTTTAGCAACAGGTACGAGCGGTACTGATTTTAACATAGCAAGTTCAACGGCTACACATACCTTCAATCTACCTACGGCAAGTGCTACTAATCGTGGTGCTTTGTCAAGTGCAGATTGGACTACCTTTAATAATAAGCAGAACGCTTTAACTAACCCGATTACTGGTACAGGTGCAAGTGGGCAAGTAGCATTTTTTAACGGAACTACAAGCGTAACGGGAACTAATAACTTTTTTTGGGACACGGCTAATAATCGTTTAGGTATTGGCTTAACAAACCCTCAAAGGTCTATTGAGATTTATAATACTACTGCGGATAATCATTTACGTTTAAGCGGTAATGCTCCAAGTGTATCAATGGGCGAAGCAGTAACGGGTTCAGTATATCAAGCTAAGTTCGGTCTTGTAACTACAAACGGGCAATTTGTTTCGGCAGGTGTAGCAGGGGACTTTGTTATTATATCACAAACGGGTGCTACTATTATTGGTACAAGTAGTACCGAAAAAATGAGGGTAAATACTTCTGGTAACGTATCGATTAATAATACTAACGATACTTTTAAACTTGATGTAACAGGTACGGCAAGATTTACAGGTCAGCTTAGATTAGAGTCCACTATTACGGACGGAACAAATACATACACGCTACCAAGTGCAACGGGTACTTTAGCTTTAACTTCACAATTAACGGGCGGTACTGTAACGAGTGTAGGCTTATCTTCTGCAACAAGCGGAGTAACTATTGGCTCTACACCTATTACAACAAGTGGAACTATTACTTTAGCTATTGCAACGGCAAGTGGTTCTCAACAAGGTTTATTAAGTAGCACCGATTGGACTACGTTTAACAACAAGCAAAACGCTTTAACCAATCCAGTAACGGGTACAGGTACTACAAACTACCTACCTAAGTTTACAGGTGCAAGTACAATAGGAGATAGTCAAATATTTGATAATGGTACTAATGTTGGTATTGGAACTGCAAGTCCTGACGCAATACTTCATATAGCAAAATCAAATTCAGGTGGCATAGGTGGTCAATTAGTAATTGATAACCCTGTCGCAGATGCTTTAAATAATGCGGTTGAAATTAGTTTTTTAACTGCGGCTGGAGCAAGTGGTAGTGGAATTAGAAATGCAAGAATACAGGCAGTTGAGCAAAATGCAAGTACGGGAGCGACAAACATACAATTTTGGACATACAACGGAAGCACCGATGCAGAGCGTATGCGTCTTGACGCTTCAGGCAATTTAGGATTAGGAGTTACACCGAGTGCGTGGTTTAGTGATAGAAGGGCATTACAAGTACAATCAGGTGGAAGTATCAATGGTAGTGCTTCAACTCCTTCATTTATTGAATTAGGTGCAAACTTTTTTCACGGAAGTATAGGAGATACTTATATTTCTACAACACAAGCTACTAAATATAGACAACTTTCAGGAGCACACGAATGGTACACCGCACCTTCAGGTACGGCAGGTAACGCTATATCCTTTACCCAAGCTATGACGTTAACCTCAGCAGGAGAATTATGCGTAGGTAGAACATCGGCATACGGAGCAGGTTTCTTAGTAAACGTACAAGGTAATATTTATGCAAGTGCAGCTATTGTAGCAGGTAGTAGCGTAACGGCAGGGGGCCAAATTACAATGGCTTATGGTGGAACACCAAGATTAACTTTGCAAGACACAGACGCAGGTTCAGGTAATGTTGGAATACTATTTAAAGAAAGTACAAATGACAAATGGACATTGGCTTCTGTTGGTGGTGCATTTCAATTCTTTAATGAATCTACTTCAAGTAATGCTTTATGGATTACAAGCGGTAACAACGTAGGTATAGGTACTACATCGCCAAGTGAAAAATTGCATATAAATAGAAGTGATGGAGCAGGAGTATATGTAAGGCTACAAGATAATTCAGGAAGTAGATATATAGGTAATGATGCTGGTGCTATGGTTTTTCTAAATGGTTCTGCATCTGAGCAAATGCGCATAACAAGTGGGGGGTGGTTAAAAGCAAGTAATAATGGAAGTTATCATTTTGCTGCAAATGACTTTCATTCTATTGAAAGCAGTATAGGTGATTGGACTTGTGCAATAGCTAATAAAAATAGTTCATCTCCTAATGGTATTATTATTACTTATACATCAGCTGCTCCAAATAATTTTAGCAATAACTTTTTATATGCAGCAGATAATTCTGCGGCAAGATTTCAAGTTTTTAGTAATGGTGGTATAGCAAACTTTCAAGCAAATAATACTAACCTATCAGACATAAGAACTAAAAAAGATATTACTCCTTTAGGTTCTTATTGGGACAAGTTTAAAGCTATCGAAATGGTTAAGTTTAAATACAAAGACCAAACACACGATGACTTTAATATTGGCGTAATTGCTCAACAATTAGAAAAAGTTGCTCCTGAGTTTGTAGACGTAGACGGGTGGGGAGATACTCCAAAAGACGGAGTTCCATTAAAATCTATTTATACCGCTGACTTGCACCACGCTACAATCAAAGTACTTCAAGAAGCAATGGCTAAGATTGAAGATTTACAAAATCAATTAGACACTTTAAAAAACAAATAATATGACAACTTTTAAATGGGTAGTATCACAAATGGACACCGCACCGAGCGAAGATGGTTTAACTGACGTAGTTAAAGTAGTACATTGGCGTTATCAAGCAGAACAAGTAGACGGAGACAAAACTTACAACGCTGAGGTTTACGGGGCTATGGGTTGCGCTACACCTTCGGACACGGACTTCACTGCTTATGACGATTTAACCTTTGACCAAGTATGTGAGTGGTTAGCAGCAGGGAACGATGTAGATGCTATGGAATCAAACCTAGATACTCAAATAGAGAACCTTAAAAACCCTCCGATTGTAAATTTGCCGCTACCTTGGATTAACTAATTTACTATATCTTTACAAATAAAAAACAACGTATGAAAAACAAACAACTATTACAATTAGTAGCAAACCTTAATGCCGTAATCGGTAGCAGTGAAACAAAGACGCAAAAAAAGTTAGTGCAGATTTACAACAAAGTAAAACCACATCACGAAGCATACCAAGCCGAAGTTGAGATTTTACGTTTAGACAATGCGAGTACCGACGAAAAGGATTGTTTATTGCTTACGGACAAAGGGGAGTACAAATTTTCAAAAGAAGGCATCAAGAAGCTGACTAAAGATATTGAGGCTTTAAATGATAAAGAATTTGATTTTCAAATAATTAACGTAGTCAATCCCCAGGGTTTACAAGATTTCACATTCTTACAAGATTGGGTAACTGGCGTAGAATTTAACAAACAAGAAGAAGAAGAACTATAATGGGAAATAACCACCAAGCAGACCAATCAACAATCGTTTCTTTAGTAAGTGCTACAATTAGCATTACAAATATTCAACCACTATTCACATTGATTGCAAGTTTGGTGGCTATTGTTTCTGGCGGTATGGCAATACGTTATTACTACAAAATGACCAAAAAGCTTAAATGAGATTAATACTTTTAGCCTTATTACTTACTTCGTGTGCTTCCGTAAAGAAGGCATCGGAGCGTTTAGATAGCACAGTTGTTAAAACCTTTGACTCCGTGCGTGTAGTCGTTTTAGATAGCGTAACTAAAATAGTAGAAAAAGAAGAGTATTTTACCAAGACAATAACTTACTACGATACTTTGTGGGTTACTAAGGATAGTATGATAACAATTCCTAAGTACACGGAGACCTACACAAGGGGTACAAAAGAGAAGCAGACAGATAGTAAGCAGACCAAAACGGACTCAATGGCTCTCAATCGCACAGAAAGTACCCAAATTTCGAAGATAACTAAAACTAAGGATAAGTCCTTTAGCGAATTTTATAAGGCTCTAATCGCGCTTATATTGATAATTACGCTAATCTTATTCTTTTGGAAAAGAAAATAATATGGCAAAAGCAGCAAGAAGCGTAAACGTATCGACTAACCCGTTACCGATTTCATTCAAAGAGTTTAGCAAGAACCCTGTTGTTGGTATGCTATTTTTATGTATATGCGGTATTAGTTACTTGTATATAGACAATGCAAAGCGTAACGAAAAGCAAGACGATAAGATAGGTGCTTTGTATGAAATGGTGCGTAAGAGTGATAGCAGCAACGCAGCAAGTACGGCTCGTTTGGAAATGGCAGTAGACCTTAAGGCTTTAAAAAGCTTTAAGTAATGCGCTATTTATTACTGGTTGCTTTGATAGGTTGCGGAACTAAAGCCGACAACAAAATTAAAGAGTTGCAAGACAAAGTAAAACAAAGCCAGGTGCAAAGCGACTCGGTGCAAGTGATGGCATCTGAAGATAACAAGAAGGTAATTACAAAGACAGTTAATACTATTGTTACTTTAAAGCAAGAAGTAAAAGAATTAAAAACGGAACTAAATGAAGTTAAAGCTAAATTGGACTCCGCTAATTCTGTTGATACTAATAGCACCAAGTTTCAGCTTCGCCCAATACGTTAAGAAGATAGGTGGCGAAGATAAGATTGTTATTAGTAAAGCAGAAGGCGAAAAGATAAACGCTGCGTTTGATAGCGTGAGCAATTTAGTTACATTAAGAGAAGCCCGTATTGATAGCTTACTAAGGGCAAACATCAAAACAAGGGATAGCCTTCGCATTGACTTACTTACTTTAAAAGACACCCTTACCCAACGCAATAAAATAGTAAACGATACGTTAAACGATTATCGCAATAGGTATTATAAAAACATAGCTATCTACGAGAAGTACGAGAAGGCAGTAGATTTTGAAATAAAACTTCACAGGCTTAACTCAGTTCTATTCGCTATGCTAACATTATTTTTATACTCTCAAATAAATTAAAATGAATTTAGAAGCAATTAAGACAAAGATACCTGCAAATGTATTAGAACAAATACCAGATATTGAAGCAAAGTTTGGCTTGAATAGTAATATTAGGTTAGCACATTTTTTATCTCAATGCGCACACGAAAGCGGAAACTTCAAAGTATTTACGGAAAATCTTAACTATAGTGCTAAAGGTCTAAGGTCTATTTTTGGCAAGTATTTTAAAGACGATGCTTCTGCACTTGCTTTTGAAAGGAAGCCTGAGAAGATAGCCAATAGAGTTTACAGTTCAAGAATGGGTAACGGAGACGAAGCAAGTGGGGACGGGTGGAAATTTAGAGGTCGTGGCTATATTCAATTAACAGGCAAAGATAATTACAGTCAGTTTGACAAATCGGTTGCAGATGATATTTTAGCTAACCCAGATTTAGTTGCTACAAAATACCCTTTGATGTCGGCTGCATTCTTTTTTGAGAGAAACAATCTATGGAAAATTTGCGATGGCGGTGCTGACAAAGAAGATGTTATTGCTCTTACAAAGCGCATCAATGGGGGAACTCACGGACTTGAAGACAGATTAACAAAATTTGCTTTATTCAATTCTTTACTAAAATAAAATTTATACTATGAAATGGTTAGCCAATTTATTAGCAGACGAAAGGGGTTCGGTATCTACAAAGCGAGTAATTGCTTTACTATCGGCTTTATTTATCTGCATTACCTTATTAGCTAATAGCTTTACACATCAAGAGATTGCCCCTTCGGATAAGCTTGTAGATGCCGTAATGGTTATTTGCATAGCTGCTATGGGTACTACAACTATAGATAAATTCAGCCAAAAATAAACAATGCTAAAATCAAAACGCAAACGCCTCTATTTCGATTTGGAATCGTCGCCCAACATAGGTTTCTTTTGGAGCGCAGGTTACAAGCTAAACATCTCTACCGAAAGCATTATTAAAGAACGAGCTATTATTTGCATCTGTTATAAGTGGGAAGACGAAAAAGAAGTTTACCATTTGGAATGGGATAGTAAACAATGCGACAAAAAGATGTTGCAAAAGTTTGTAGAAGTAGCAAACACGGCATCTGAGTTAGTAGGACATAATGGCGATAAATTTGATTTGCCGTGGGTAAGAACCAGGTGCTTATTTCACGGAATAGATATGTTCCCTTCATACGTTACAATCGACACGCTAAAGGTAGCAAGACAAAAGTTTAGATTTAATAGCAACAAGCTTAACTACATAGCTGACTATTTAGGTATTGGCACTAAAATCAAAACCGAATATAGTTTATGGAAAGACATTGTTCTGCATAAGGACAAAGTGGCTATGGCTAAAATGATTAAGTACTGCCAAAAAGATGTTGTTTTATTAGAGCAAGTATTTAACGCACTTAAAAACCACATAGAACCAAAAACACATTACGGAGTAATATTCGGACAAGACCGAGGCTCTTGCCCTGAATGTGGAAGCGACGATTTAATTATTTCACTTCGTAGAACAACCGCAACCGGAGTAAAGAAAATATCTTACAAGTGCAAAACTTGTTTTAAAATGCATAGCAAAACCGACAAATAATGAGCAACATACTTGACGAAACAATTAAAGATTTATACAAGCGTGAGATAAGAGGTTTAAAAGAATACGGAACTACAATGGATAGAACCGATTTAAGCCAAGACGAATGGCTGCAACACGCATACGAAGAGGCTTTAGATTTAGCACTATACTTAAAAAAACTATTACTAACCAATGCGCCTCAAAAAGATATTTAGCTTCGGCAATATATTAGACCGAGATACCTACGAGCAACTTAGAGAATTAGATTATAACAACCCAAACTTTAAGGGTTGCGGAGACGAGTTCCAGTTCAACCGGGAGTGGTGGGTTATGATTAACGAAGGCGAAATAGTAGCTTATTGCGGTTCTATTTATTCCAAAGGCATTTGCATATTTAATAGAGCGTGGGTTAAAAAATCACATAGAGGTCAGGGCATACAAAGACGAATGATTAAAACCAGGTTAAAGGCTGCATCTACTTTTTGCCATATAGCTATTACTTATACTACCTTAGACAACTTCCCTTCAGCTAATAACCTTATTTCGTGTGGGTTTAAGCTATACCTACCGGAGTATTCATACGGGGGTTCTGACAAACTTTACTTCCAAAAATTACTATAAAAGGTAGTAATACTACTACTTTTGGCTGCATTTTACTTCCGACTTTGTACGTTCTGGCGTACATAATTGGTAATAAATAGCACAATCTAAAGTGCAATTAAGTCGGTAATTACCATCATTACATACTATTTTTTGACATAATGTGCTATAAAATGCACATTAACTCGTGTTTTTGTCCTATGTAAAACCGATTATTTGCATCATTGTTGCAAAAATAATTTATATAATTTTACACTTTGTATTGTTAATTGTAGTATATTTGTTGAAACAAAACACAAATGACACATTTAACCAACTACCAGAAGTTCCAATTCGAGAGATTTGGCACTATCTTACTGCAAGACGGGAGCAGTACACAAAACCCGTATGACCCAAAATTACTGCCTAAAAACTACGATTACGAAGATGATGATTACACCTTCACTCGTTGGGTTGAAAACAATGCAGAACTTGAACTTTTAAAAAACGAATTATATGAAGATTGAATTTGTAAAAGAAACTAAGCCAGACGGCACTATTTTCTACTACACTTTAGTAGATAACAAATATGATAGCGCAAGTATGTACTTGGAATATTCTCAGGCTTACGAGTATTTTTTAAGCCTAAAGAAAAGACAAGAACCTATTATCGAAATTTTAGAACACTATAACATAGACATACAAAACAAATAACAATGAGCCTAATTAAAATTCAACAGGAATTAAAAGCACCTAAAAATCAATTCAATGCTTTTGCTAAATACAAGTACCGAAGTGCAGAAGATATTATCGAAGCTGCAAAACCTATCTGCCATAAGTACGGCTACGCTTTAATGTTAAGCGACGAAGTAATAGAAGTAGGCGGTAGAGTTTATGTAAAGGCTACTGCTTGTCTAAATAACGGAGAGGACAACATTACTTGTACCGGGTTAGCGCGTGAAGAGGAAAACAAAAAAGGTATGGACGCTTCGCAGATTACCGGAGCAGCAAGTAGTTATGCCAGAAAATATGCGCTGAACGGATTGTTCGCAATAGACGATACTAAAGATGCAGATGCTACTAATGAGCATAAAGACGAAGTAAGCGAAGGGCAAAAGGCGTTCTTAATTGAAGCACTTGATAAGACAAAGTTTACCCAAGACCAAAAGGTAAAGGCTGCACTGAAAATCAATGCTATCAAGACCTTAGACGAATTTAATAAGATTAAAGAAACCATAAAGAAAAGCTAATGAGAGACCTTTTACCATTTGAAAGGCAGATGCTGCTTGCTGAGATATATCACTACGCTTGGTATAACGAAGAGGCATACTCGGACCTTTTATTATTTATAGAAAAATATCAAAACCTTTTAGATAAACCAGTTTTTTTAACACAAATCAATAACAATGACACAACAACAACAAATCTTGAACCACTTGCTTTCGGGCAAAACATTGACACCAATCCAAGCTTTGACGAAGTACAACAGTCTTAGACTTGCAGCCGTAGTATTTGAATTAAAACGCAAAGGCTACAAAGTACAAACGGAATTAATTAACGTAGGTACGAAAAAACAAAGTAAATTAGTAGCTAAATATTCAATTAAAAAGTAATGAATCTATATACAGAAGAACAATTAGTATATGCTATGTCATTAGCTGCAAGTGGTGATTATTATTTGTATTATGAAATATTACAAAAATTAAACCCAATAAAATTACCAAGTAATGAAGAAATTAATAATTTTGAATTTCATTATACAGATGGTGAAAATATAATAAAAGCTTGGAAAGAAGGGGTAGAATGGGCGCTTAATGAAATACTTAATCAAACAATTAAAAACAAATAAAAATGGAACAAAAAAAATGGAGTGCAGGTGCTTGGAAAAAGCAAACCACTAAAGGAGAAGTAATTAATTTTACAATCAATGATGTTAAATATTCAATGTGGGTTAATGCTTACAAGACAGAGGACAAGCAACCAGATTACAAGATTTATGTAAATGATTTCAAACCTAAAGAAGACACGGAAGGATTGCCGTTTTAATTATGCTAACTAAAAATAGAGATGTTTCAATAAGACAACTAAAGGAATTATACTATGCTCAACGTAATACCCACGTTAAATTGCACGAAATGATGTCGCAGTTAGGGTTGTTAGGCTTAGAAGACAACGAGCCTTTAGGTGCGGATATAGGTGCGAGAAGCATCGTTAAATTAGTTGAAGAGGTATTTGAATGCGATATATCAAGAAGGGATAGGAGTTTAAGAACTACCTTTGGTCGCAAGGCTGCTGCTTACTTACTTAGAAGGTATACTAAATTGAACCTAAAAGAGATAAGCGCATATACTGGCACTAAAGACCATACCACCGCAATTCACAATATCAAACAAGCAAACAACCTAATTGACACGGAAGATTGGTTTAAGGACAAATTAAAAAGAATTTGCCAAAAGATTGAAATTACCGAAAATTAGTTTATATTTGCAAAAAGACACATAGACGAACTGCGAACCGCCTATGTGTTTAGTGGTTAAATAATAATAACCCTGGTAGTTCGCAGCTATCGGGGTTTATTTTTTTTATGGCAAAAGACCCAGCGTTTTTATTTTATCCCGGTGACTATGTAAGTGGCACTATGGGAATGACATTTGAAGAGAAGGGAGCATATATGGACTTACTTATGCTTCAATTTAACCGAGGGCATATGAACACTCATATGATACAACATACGGTTGGTCACTTGTGGGAGCAAGTGAAATGCAAGTTTATTCAGGATAACGAAGGTTTATGGTACAATGTCAGGCTTGATGTTGAAAAAGAAAAGCGTAAAACCTTTACTGAGTCAAGGCGAAACAATATGAAACCTAAAGACAAACCCTCATATGAACCCCCATATGAAACGCATATGCAACACCATATGGACTCCCATATGGAAAATGAAAATGAAAATATAAATAAAGATATTAATACTAATAAAAGTAAATGTAGTTTTGAACAAGCTTTTAAATATATGGCTAATAAAATTAGTTTAGATTTAGCTAAAATTGAAGCTGAAAAGTTTGTAAATTACTATACAAGCAACGGGTGGAAAGTAGGGAAAAACCCTATGAAAAGTTGGACACACGCAGCAAATACTTGGTTAATAAACTCTAAACAATATGCAAAAGGAACTACAAACAATCAACGAAAGCTTGATAAAAACGAACTCGAGAACCTTAAAAACTACAACTATATCCACTCTACTTCCTATGGAGCAGGAGATTATGACCGCCTTTTCGGGGGAACGAATGAGGAACATAAACTCTACCATATTTAAGCAGAACCTTATTTACCTTATGCAGCTTGTAGGCATCAACAATCCTGGCGACGTTAAGTTAGCAATCTTAGAAGATTGGATAAGAACCGAGTATGGTAACTTTACAATAAACGAGGTTAAAGTAGCGTTTAAGCAAATGGTAGCCAATGACTTTATAGACCACTACCAGAACTTCAGCCCTGCATACTTTAGTCAGGTTATGGATAGGTACAAGAAAAAAGCAAACGAAGTAAGAAAAATGATGCCACAAGAACGAGTAGAAGCAATACCTCACTTAACTGATTTAGAGATAATTGACTACTCTTACCAAGAATATAAGCTTTTAGAAAATAGAACTTTTGACAGGTTGTTTAACCCACTAAGTGTATTTACAAAGCTTAATAGCACGGGCATTAAGAAGTGGACTAAAGAAGATGGCGCACTTGCTAAAAAGAAACTAATGGAGATTATTACCTATAAAGCTAATAAAATGGATATTATAAGCGCAAAGCAATACCGGGACGAATGGACTGAGCAATGGCTAAAGAACCAGGCTCGAGCCGTAGCAGTAGCTTTATTTTTTGAGGACCAAATAAAAATTGGCAAAGTTTCGTTTTCTTAATATAGTTTTGTAATATGACCGCAAACGAATTAACCAAAGAAGCAATCAAAACCTTAAACAAAAACGGGTGCTTTGTATGGCGCAATAATAATTTAGCGGTTAGGGGTAGAACCTTTATAGGCTTGAAAGGTGTTCCAGATGTTGTAGGCTTCCACACACAAACAGGAGTTGCGGTTTACTGCGAAACAAAAGCCATAGGCGATAAACTTAGCAGCTACCAAATATCATTTTTAAACTTAGCAAAAACGGCAAATTGTTTTTGTTACATAGCAACCGAAGATAATGGTAAACTAACCTTAAAGGAGTATGAACAAGAATAGCATCATATTAGAACTTTGGGAAAGCAGAGAACTTAAGGAAGCAATAGACAAAATGCAGCCTGAAGATTTACGAGAAGATTTAAGAAGTGAAATATTTAAAGTGCTATGCGAAATGGACGAAGAGCGTTTAATAGATATGCGCACCCGGAACGTATTAAAGTTCTACTTAGTTAGAACTATGATTAATATGATGCAAAGTAATACAAGCCAATTTTATAGGACATACCGAAAGCCTTTAGAGGTTGAATTAATAGTACACGATAGGGACGAGGACTTGCTTAACAAAGTAGAAGACGAACTATCCAAGATGCACTGGTATAAAGCGGAACTTTTAAGGGTGTATGCTATAAAGCATAACTGCAACGCTAAAGAATTAAGCAGAGTAACAGGCATACCTTATATGTCAATACATAGGGAACTTAAACTAACTAAACGAGAACTTAAAAAACAATTACGAAAATGATAATTATAGCAGCGATATGCTTTGCAATATTCTTTGTAGAGATACATCAATTCCATAGAAAATGGTATTTAGATTTTAAGCCTTTTAGTTGCACGAGTTGTTTAGCAGCTTGGACAGGTTTGATTTTATATTTACTACCTGCAATATGTACTGACATCATAGCGTTTGTATTTATTCCGGGAGTGTTAGCACCTTTACTTTCTAAACTAATGTGGAACTTATGGAAATAGAACACCGCAATTATTTAGACCTTCATAGACCAAACTACGAAATGGTGCAGAATGGTTATGTAAGGAATATAGATTTAGACATCTTAAAAATGTATGAGCATATTTATCGCAAGTATATGAGTCCAGATTTTATATTGACAATTTGGTGCAGCCATTGTATATTTGATATGATTAAAAGGCTTTACGAATGGTACGATTTACAACCTAAAAATAAAAAAAAGAATGGCTAACTTTATCCACCCCACCGCTATCATTGGCGATAACGTAATTATTGGAGACGGAAACTACATTGGTGCTTATTGTATTATCGGAGACAAAGCAGAGCATAAGAAGTTCTGGAATAAAGAAAAAGGAAAAGTATACATAGGCGATAACAATGTTATTACAGGACTTGTAACAATAGATGCCGGAACCGAAATAGATACCTTTATTGGCAATAATTGTTTTATAATGAAACACGCACACATAGGACACGATTGCACAATCTTAGACAATGTAACAATAAGTTGCGGAGCAAAAATAGGTGGGCATTCTATTGTAGACAAAGGTGCTAATATAGGACTTAACGCAGTTCTGCATCAATTTGCAAACGTAGGAGAAAATTGTATGATAGGAGCAAGTGCTTTTTTAAAAGGAGATGCAAAACCAAATACTAAATACGCAGGAGTACCGGCAAGGGAAATCGGCTCAAACATAAGATAATGAAAGTAGCTATTTTATTACTTGCACAAAACAGACACGATTTAACGCAACGTGTAATTAAGCAAAATTTTTTTAACTCTGGTTACAATGCGGACTGCTTCTTAATAGACAATGGCAGCGACACACACGAAACTTTTAATTATCCTTTTACAGGATATGACTTATCAAAAGAAAAGCGAGGCATAGCAGCCGGAGTAAATGCAGGGTTACGCATAACCCAAAACTATGATGCGGTTTGTTTATTAGCTAATGACATTTTACTTCCTGAGAATTGGTTAGCTAAGTTTGTTTTGTTTGCACAACGAATAGAAAAGACAGGCATTATTGGAATACATTGTGTAGAAGCTTTACCGCCATTAGAAGACGGGGTACATAAAACGCATACCCCTTTTGGAGATAACTTTATTACCCGTGAACTAATAGATGCGGTTGGGGGTTACAATGAAGCTTATGACCCTTATGGAATGCAAGACAGAGATTATGGGGAACGTGCAACTATCTCAGGCTTTACTAACTATTACCTTCCAGATATGAGGTCGGAACACATAGGACACGATGTCGGCAACGGAACGGAGTACAGACGAATGAAAGACGAAAGCTTGGCACGGGCGCAAAGTGTCTGGGAAAAATACCAAGACATCTATCACAACCAAAAGAATATAAGATGCGAATTTTAATAAAAAATCAAAAATGAAATACTCTTCAAGTTTCACACACGATTTAAACTTTGGAGAACTTGCAGAAGATTGGGTTAAAAATATATTTTCTGAAGGCACAAAAGTTGAAGTTAAAAGTGATACAATGGCTCATATAACAGGAAATATATTTATAGAATACGAGTCAAGGGGTAAGCCATCTGGTATTGCTACAACTGATGCTAACTATTGGATTTATAAAATTAATGAATTAAACTTTGCATTAATATTTGATGTTATAAAATTAAAAGAAAAACTAAGATACTATTTTAAAAACAATATGTATATGAAAAATGGTGGCGACAATAATACATCAAAAGGCTTTTTAATTCCAATAACACAAATACTTAAAGCATAATGAGAATACTTTGTATAACTTCTGCTAACTCAGGCGTTGGACTTCACCGAATAATGATGCCGATAGTACACTTAGAAAAGGAGTACGCACTTATTACAGATGTATTAAATGACGAACTACTTGAGCAGGGGTGGGATATTGTGCTTATGAATAGAATGCTTAATGAGATAGATGCAAAGCAAATGGACACCTGGAGAACTAAGTACGGCTTTAAGTTGGTAGTAGACAATGACGATTACTGGGAACTAAACGAAAGCCATATATTGTATTTAAGATATAAGATTAACAATATACCTAAACTAATTACCGATTACTTAAAGATAGCAGACCTATGCACCTGCACTCACGAAAGGTTAGCAGGAGAGATAAGTCCTTACAATAAGAACGTTCACATATTACCAAACGCTTTACCCTACGGGCAAGAGCAGTTCCAGGATAACAAGACCGAAGATTACAAGGTTAGATTGTTTTGGTCAGGAAGCGGAACGCACGAAAGGGATATTGAAATACTAAGGCAGCCGTTTAAAAGGTTACAAGGTATGAATATAAGAACTGTAATAGCAGGTTACAATGACGGGGAGAAACCTATCTGGGATAAAATGATTGATGCCTTTACTTGCGGACTAAAGCTTAACCCCACAATCTATAACTATGCAAGGGTTACGGAATATATGGGTGCTTATACAGATAGCGATATTTCAGTTATTCCTTTAGTAGATAATAAGTTTAACGCTATGAAGTCAAATTTAAAGGTATTAGAAACGGCTGCTAAAAAGAACCCTGCCATAGTTAGCTATGTCAATCCTTACTTAGATATGCCGGTACATTACGTTAAAAGCCAAAAGGATTGGTACAAACATATAAGAGATTTAGTAAGTGATGCGGATATGCGAAAGGAAAGCGGACAGAAGTTGTTTGAGTTCTGCCAAAAGAAGTATAACTTTGACGAGATAAATTTAGACCGAAAGTATATTTATAGTAAACTATGCCAGTAATAAAATGCTCTAATGGGAAATACCGGATTGGAAATGGCGGTTGCGTTTACGATACCGAAGAGAAGGCTAACAAAGTTTGGAAGGCTATCCTTGCAGGTGGTAAATTTGCTGAAAGCTATACCGACTATCCTGAGTCAGCAACTAACAACGCAAAGAGGGCAATAGAATGGGCTGAGAAAAATGGTTGGGGTTCGTGCGGAGAAGCAACTGGTAAGGCAAGAGCAAGACAGTTGGCAAATCGTGAGCCGATTAGTAGAGACACGATTGCTCGTATGGCTTCGTTTAAAAGACATCAGCAACATAAAGACGTTCCTTACAGTGAAGGTTGTGGTGGGTTAATGTGGGACGCTTGGGGCGGAACTTCTGGTGTTGAGTGGGCGATTAACAAACTAAAAGAAATAGACAAAAAATAATTTGCATACTTAAATTTTTTATTTATTAATCAACGGAAAATTTAATGGGGAAAGTATGCAGAAACACACGCAAATCTACTTACAAGGAATGGGCTATGACGCTACATCGTTTGTTCCTTGTGAGGTTTGTGGTGGTGTAGGAACTGACATACATCACATAGAAGCGAGGGGAATGGGGGGAACTAAAAAGGCAGACGTAATAGAAAACCTAATGTGTTGTTGTAGAGAATGCCATATTAAGTACGGAGACAAGAAACAATATAAAGAGTTTTTAAAAGATATACACGCAAAGAATTATGGCAAAAGGTAACGAGAATAAGAACAAAATTTCATTCGGGAAAAGGAAGCGAGGCTCTGCAAAGAAGTCCTTTAATAAGCACACGCCCAGAGAAAAAGCATATAGAGGTCAAGGACGATGAGAAAACTAAATGCTATATGGCTTATCCTAACACACAAGGCTTACTTCCTTGCAGTATGTAAGACGGGTAAAGACGGAGACGATATGACCACGATAGGACATTACACCTATGCAATGGCAGAAACTTTAATCAATAAGCACATAGCAGACGTAGACACTTATTTAGACCAAGAAGACGCAATAGACGAAGCAAACGATATAATTAACGGCATACTATGATAATACTATCAAGCCAAGTAGAGAGCATAGCCTCACGCAAAGACAAAACAATCAAGCTAACTTTAGCAACCCAAGAACTAAGTCCTAAAGATGCAGCTAACCTATTCCAACTTAACCAACAATTTTGCTACTTAGCAATTAAAGAAGAGCCGTTTAGTAAAGAAGAGCAAGACATCGTAGAAAACCTTAAAGCAGACCCGGACACCTTTAAGACACCGAGCCAAAGATTACGAGGCATCTTATACAGAACATACGAACAAGACAACGAAGGGTATAAAGATTTTAACACATATTACCTATCCGTTATGGACAGGATATGTCAGCACTATAAAACAAAAATAGATGGGTAGGCATAAAGCAATAGAAACACCAGAGTTAATGCTTCAATATTTTACTGAGTATTGCGAGTATTGTAAAAGCAATCCAATTAAGGTACACGATTTCGTAGGCAAAGACGGAGACGAAGTTTACAGATTAAGGGAGCGACCTTTGACAATAGAAGGCTTTGAGAACTATTGTTACAATCAAGGAGTTATAAGCGATTTAGGAAGATACTTTGCCAATTTAGATAATGCTTATGAGGATTTTCGTACCATCTGTTCGCGTATTAAGAAAACAATTAGACAAGACCAAATCGAAGGTGGTATGGCAGGGGTTTACAATCCAAGCATAACTCAGCGTTTGAATAGCTTAGTAGAGAAGTCCGAAAACAAGCACGAAGTAAGCGAGATTAAAATAACTTACGATAGATAATGCAGACAGTAGGCTTGAAGTTACATAACCCCCACCCATCGCAAAAGCAAGTAATTGAATGCGATAGTAGGTTTATTGTAATGATGGCAGGTAGAAGGTTTGGTAAGTCATTGATTAGCCAAACGATAAGCATAGAAACTGCAGTGAATAAAAAGCGTGTAGCTTACATTACACCTACTTACCAATTAGGCAAAATATTCTTTAAGGAAATAGTTGATTTATTGCCATTGGAGATATATTCTAAGAACGAAAGCGACCTGGTTATAACTTTCATAACGGGCGGCAGCATACGTTTTTTTACGGGCGAAAGGTTGGACAATCTTCGTGGTTTAAAGTTTCACTTAGCCGTAATAGATGAGGCTTCGTTTATACCTAACTTAGAAGACGGGTGGCTCAACTCAATAAGACCTACCTTAACTGACTACAAGGGTAAAGCTATATTCTTAAGCACCCCTAAAGGTAAAAACTACTTCTTTAGTTTGTTTAGCAAAGCCGAACCCGATTGGAAAAGCTTTAAGTTTACTACATACGATAACCCTTACATTGACCCCAATGAAATAGACGATGCGAGGAAGCAACTGCCAGACGTTGTGTTTGAGCAGGAGTATATGGCAAACCCTGCTGAGAACGCAGCAAACCCTTTTGGTAGCCAACACATTCGCAAATGTTTACACCCAGTAACAACTATGCCGGTAGTAGCTTATGGGATTGACTTAGCCAAGTCGGTCGATTGGACAGTTATCGTAGGCTTAGACGAAGACGGAAATGTGGCTTATTTTGACCGCTTTCAAATGGATTGGCATAATACCAAGCAAACTATCCTTAGGCTGCCTAAATGCCCTATCCTTGTCGATAGTACGGGGGTTGGTGACCCTATCCTTGAGGACTTACAAAGAGAAGGGGTAATGATACAAGGCTTAAAGTTTACAAGTTCAAGTAAGCAGCAGCTTATGGAAGGCTTACAGGCTGCGATACATCAAGGTAAGATAGGCTATCCTGAGGGGATAATAAGCCAGGAACTTGAAGTATTTGAGTATCAATACACGGCAACCGGGGTAAAGTATTCCGCACCTTCAGGCTTTCACGATGATGCGGTTGTAGGCTTGGCTTTGGCTTGGCAGAACTTCAGCCTTAAACGTGGCACGGGCAGATATGCCTTCCTATAATTGCAACAAGGTTACAAAAATAAATTTGGTGGATTGTGTAGAACTTGTATATTTGGTTATTATTTAATCAAAACACAAACACAATGAAAAAAGAAACCGCACAACTTTTAGCAGTATTTTTAGTAGCTTGTTACCTTATTGGGCAACTTCAAGACATCTACTCGAAATGATTTACGCTATTTGCCTTCTGCTAATTGCAACAGGTTTTGTAATGGCAGCTTTAACTGACTATTTAATTAAACACAATGACACAAAGCGCAAAAGAATACATAGACAAATATTACGCAAGTGAACCTATTAGTATAATGATGTCTAACATAGATGCTACATATTTGGAGATACTTACTTACTGCAACGAGAAGGGTTACGAACCTGCAAAGCGTAGATTAAGGAAACCAGAACATAAGTCAATAATCGGCTTTTTTGACATTGATAACTACAAACCCGAAACAATATGAAAACAGGAATGCAAGAATTAATTGAACGTTTAGAAGATGAAGATATTAATGTTCCGTATTTAATTAAGTCAGTATATCTTGAAAAAGAAAAAGAGCAGATAATAGATGCTTATTATGGAAATATAGATGGAGTATTTGGCTATAGAGAAGCAGGAGAAGAATACTACAACCAAACCTACAAACCAAAAACAATATGAGAAAGTTAATCATACCTTTAGCAATAACTTTAGTATTTGCTTCTTACATCTCAATTCAAAGGAATAAAATGCGGCTTGAAATAGCTGCGATACAATTTAGGGCAGATAGCTTATATGATGAGATTATGCCATTAAAGTACCAAAATCAAAGGTACGAGTTCATATATGACCAGTTAAGCAATAACCCTGAAGTAATAAGATTATTTAACGAAACAGAATAAACAAATGGAACTACAACAAATCTTCGAAACAACAAAAGAACAAAGGACTGAGTTTACCTATCAATTAATTGAACGCTTAAACGCAGGGGAACTTGACCCGTTAAAAACACATCTACAAGTCAAAGCCTTAGAGGATATGCTTGAAACCCTAAAGTCAAACAAGGACTACAAAGATGCCGTATTACAAGCAGCCGTATTAAATGGCAAGGACTTTGAATATATGAGTGCAAAGTTCAACATTCGCGAGGTCGGAGTTAAGTACGATTATAGCAAATGCGAAAGCCCACAATACGAGGAAATTATGGCTGAGTACAATAGCGCAGCCAAAGCCAAAAAGGATATGGAAGAGTTCCTTAAAAAAGTGCCGCATCAAGGACTTGATATTATAAACGGAGTTACTGGCGAGGTTACCAAAGTTTACCCACCTGCTAAGAGTAGCACAACCTCAGTAGCCGTATCTCTAAAGTAATAAAAATATTATACTTCTTTACAATTTGCTTACCTTTGTTTGCAGTAGCTTACATCGGTGGGCATCTTGTATATATTATAAAACAATTAAAATGATACTTTTACCATTCGCAATAATTATAGTAATTTTAGCTATAATTGAAGTTAGGGATATGTACAACCAAACGAAATGATAGTAGCAATAATATGTTCTTTAATCTCAGCAACCCTTATATCAATAGTATGGGTTAGATTAATAGATAAAAGCAATAAGATGTTAGAACAAGACAAAAAAGAAAACAAATGACTTGGAACGATTTAACAGTCTGGCAGTACCAACAGATTTACCCTATAGTAACTAAGCCTGAAAAGGATTGGACAACCCTTGATGTAGAAAGTAAGCTTGTAGGCATTTTATACAACATTACAGACACGCAAGTTGATAGCCTTAGCGTAGGGGAATTTAATAAAATGAAGGCAACCTTAGGCTTCTTAGACGATAAGATTGAAGGTAAGCCCGTTAAGTACACAGAAGTAAACGGCAAACGCTATAGATTTATCTATGATGTGCAGCAAATTAAAGCAGCCAGATACATAGAGACTAAAGTATTTAGCACCGACTTAGTAGGTAACATTCATAAGTTAGCAGCCTCAATAGTTATGCCTCAACGCAAAACTTGGTATGGCAGATGGGTAGATGATAAGTATGATGCCTCTAAGCATAGCCAATATGCAGACGATTTACAAGCAGCAAAATTTATGCACGTTTACCAATCGGTTGTTTTTTTTTATCAAGTATACAGAAACTGGATAGAAGTTTCCAGGGACTATTTGGTGAAGGAAATGATGAGTCAGGGGATAACTTCGGAGTTGGCACTAAAGGGGGTTCAAACTTTATGCGAGATTTTGGATGGCAATATTGCGCCAAATCTGTTGCCGACCACGAAAATATCTCAGTTGATGAAGCCTACGAATTAGCGACTATCCAGTTCCTAAATACACTTAGTTACCTGAAGGCAAAAGCCGATTACGATAAAGAGCAACATAGGAAACTTAAATAGCCCCACAAGCCCTGCCATTTTTGGTGGGGTTAGTTATTTTTAGCCCTTGCTTATATTTATTAGCGTGAGTATATCAAAGGCGCAAATACAATCATTAAGGGAAGGCTTTTTAAAAAGCATAGGCGATACTGGCTTTGGAAAGGTTAAGGAAGGCGATTTGCCTGTATTAGAGGAAACCTTATCTTTATACGGACAAGCCTTTAATGATGCGCTAATCAAGATATTAGACCAAGAAAATATAACAAGTTCTGGTAAGTTAGCAGAACCGGCAATCGGTATTGTAACTAAATTTGGAAACAGTTACGTTTTAAGTTTAGGATATGAGCAAGGAAGCGAACAAGACAAATACTTTAGATTTGTCAATAAAGGGGTTAAGGGTACAAACAATACAAAGGCAGATGCTAAAACGCCTTATTCGTTCAAGACAAGTAGCAAGTCAATTCCGGTTAATGTAATAGAAAAATGGCTTACTTATAATAAGCTAAAATCGGTAGCCGTTAAGAAGTACACAAAGCTTGGAGCGGAAAGCAAAGCAATACAAGGAAAAAAATCTTTAGCTTGGGCGATAGCAAAAAGCATACATACTAAAGGGCTTAGGTCTACACACTATTTTGACAGAGCAGTAGCCCAAATATTTAATAAAGAATTTATTGAAAATATAGCAGTCGCAGTAGGTGGCGATGTATTAATTCAAATAAAGCAAACAGTAAACGAAAGCAAGAATGGCAATAACAATAACAAGTAGCCCTGCACCTTATTCGTCAATGCACGATAACCTTTGGTTTGTGTCAAGTTCTACTAATAGTGGAACTACAAACTTTAAATTCGTGTATGATGTATACATTAACGGAAGCCAAGTAATTAGGTCAAAGGTATTCCCTGCGCCAAGTGCAGAAGGTAGCTATGGCGTGTTTAACGCATCTCCAATGGTAAGAAGTTTTGTAACTAATTATTTCGAGCCTTCAGGAAACTCAATACTTGTAGCTTCAAACGATAAGATTAAAGTAGATTACCAAGTAAGGATAGGCGAAGAGGTTAGCGGTGTTACTACTACCAACTTAGCATCTGGCAGCTACTCAGCTTACAACTTTGTACCGCCATTGTTTGCCGATGTATTCTTAACAAAGAACAATACACCTTTAGTGTTATCGGACTATTACGATAATTTACTATTGGAAAACTTTACGGACGATTTCTTAACGGAGCGTGATACAGATAACATAACCCTTGAATACGGAGATAACTTTTACATTACGTTCCTACGCATAGCAACGGGCGGTTACTCAGCTTGGGTTGAAGTATTAGGCGATGGCGACGTGGTTACTAATACAGTATCGGGCAATATTACTTTAGGCGGTCAATTCAATATGTTTAACCTACAAGCCGGACACATAAACGATTGGGCATCTGGAACTATAATTAACGAGAATACATACGGCTATAACTTCTATTTAAAAAGAGGTGTCGCACAAACAAGGGTAATTAAATTAAGACATAAGTGCTATCCTAAATACCAACAATTTAACTTGGAGTTCTTAAATAGGCTTGGCGGTTGGGACACTAAAAAATTCGCTTTAGTAAATAGAAGGTCAAGCGAGTATCAAAGGGCATCATACAGGCGAAGCGACTGGCAGCTTGTAGGTGGGCAAATGACAAATATAGATGGATATAACAGATATAACGAAACAACTTTCAACTATGCTATTCAGCATAAAGATAAATACAGGCTTACTTCTGATTGGGTTAGCGAACAAGATTATTCGTGGTTGGCTCAGCTTGTATCGTCTCCTATTGTTTATATGGAAGTACTTGGTGCTTACTTCCCTGTTACCATAAGCACGAGCAATTACGAGTATAAGTTAGAAAGTGCAGATAAACTATTTAACTTTGAGATTGAAATAGAAGTAGGTAAGTATTTAACAAGCCAATTCAGATAATGATTAGTACTGAAATTTATATCGAGGAACAGAAGATTGATTTATTGCAGGATATATCTACCGAGTTTACTTATGCCATTGACGATGTAAGTGAGTTCGGTAGTCGCAATACTTCCTTTAGCAAAACAATTAGCATACCAGGAACGGCAAATAATAACCTAATCTTTGGTTACATCTTCGAACTTAACAACGCAAACGTAACAGTTGATGCACTGCCAAACGTAGGGTATAACTACAACGTAACTAAACAAGCTAACTGCAAAATCTTTATTGATAAGGTGCAAATATTCAAAGGCACTTTAAGAATATTAGAAATAGTAATTGACAAAGAGACAATCGAATACCAATGCAGCGTGTTTGGAGAACTTGGTGGTTTTATCAATCAATTAGGTAATAAGCGTTTAGAAGATTTAAACTTTGATGCTTACAACCACACTTATAGCGTAGCCAATATTAGTGCGAGTTGGGATAACCCTGGCGGTTCTGGATATTACTATCCGCTTATTGATTACGGAAGTGTTAGCACGGGTACAGGTTCAACAGGACCAGGAGCATACGGAGTAGCTAAAAAGGACTTTCAATACACAACTTTCAGACCGGCTTTCTATGTTAAAGAGTATATAGAGAAGATATTTGCAGGTACAGATTATACATTCGATTGCTCATTTTTTGATACACCTTTATTCAAAAGGCTTATCATACCTAATAACCAGACAAACATTACTGCGTTAAATAATACCAGTATGAGTGCAGCTGCTATTAATAGAGATATGCTATTAACAAGCGACCCTTACGTTCAATATACTTTAACAACCGCAGGTAGCTTTGGTATTGACGGAACTAATACTTTGTTTACTTATTCAGGTACAACTTTAACTACAAATATAGAAATTACATTAAGCGGATTTGTAAACATATTCGACCCTGCACAATCTACTTACACTGTAATACTTAGAAAAAACGGAGTTCAAATTGCATCTCAAGATTTTGATGCGAGTGTTACAAGAATGCTTAATTGCGATTTTACTGCACAAGGTGTTACGTTTAATACTGGCGATACTATGCAAGTAGAAATACTTGGTACGTTAATGCAGATTGAAATATTCAATGGCAATATAGGTATCACTACAAGCACACCGACACAAGTACAAATTAACTTAGGAGAAACTATTAAGGTAAGCCAAACAATACCAAAGGGTATATTCCAAAGGGACTTCTTTTTAAGTATTGTAAAGATGTTTAATCTTTATGTGTATGAGAATAAGTTTAACGACAAAGAACTGGTTATTAGTCCGTATGTGGTTTTCTATCCTGAGAAGTCAGATGGCGCAGAAGATTGGACTAACAAAATAGACAGGGCTAAACCTATAAGCATTAAGCCAATGAGTGAAGTCAATGCTCGTTACTATAACTATAAGTTCAAGCAAGATAATGATTTCTATTCCGAAAACTATCGTAAGAAGTATACAGAAGGTTATGGCGATTTTATTTACGATACTGAGTTTGACTTTGTAAAAGAAACAGATACTTTAGAAGTTATATTTGCAGCATCTGTACTTTATCAAGCAACAGGACAAGACAAAGTATTTCCTTCAATCTATAAGAAGTCAAACACTAATAGTGCTGAGGATAGAATGGATAGCATCATTCGTATAATGCAAACAAAGAAGATTACAGGCGTAGCAAGTTGGGACATAATGAATACAAGTACTGTATTAGGTAGCTATACAAGTTATGGATATGCAGGGCATTTGAATGACCCGATAAATTCTACAAGCGATATTAACTTTGGCGCACCTAAAGAACTACAATTTGTACCTTCTAACTTTACGGAGTTTAATGTGTTTAACGAATACCATAGTCCTTATCTTGCTGAGATTACAAACAAGGATAGTAAGCTATTAAGCTGCTTTGGTCTGTTAGACATAGTAGACATTTTCAATTTAGATTTTAGCAAGTACGTTTATATTGACGGAGTATTGTTTAGGCTTAACAAGGTCGAGAACTTTAACCCTATGGAATATAACACTACTAAGCTATCGTTTTTAAAAGTGATTAACACGAAATACCCAACAATATAAGATATGGCAGAAAGTAATGAACTCTCGTTTAATATAAAAATAGGTGGAAACCAAGACCAAGCTTTAGGCTCGTTAAAAGCGCAGTTAAAGGAAGCTACTCAAGAAGTACAAGCTTTATCAGATAAGTTTGGTGCTACTTCAGAACAAGCTATTGAAGCAGCAAAAAGGGCAGCCGAACTTAAAGACCAAATTGGTGATGCAGCAACCTTAGTAGACGCATTTAACCCAGATACAAAGTTTAAAGCATTCTCTCAAACTCTTGGAACAGTAGCAGGTGGATTTTCTGCGGTACAAGGAGCATTGGGTTTACTTGGTTCTAAAGGAGAAGATGTTGAAAAGACATTAGCAAAAGTACAATCAGCACTTGCACTTTCACAAGGTCTTGAACAATTAGGCGACTTAGGTGCTGCATTTACAAATTTAAAAGGTGTTGCAATAGATACCTTTAAAGGAATTAAAGCAGCTATTGGTTCTACTGGAATCGGTGTTTTAGTTGTTGCTTTAGGTGCTATTGTTACTTATTGGGATGATATCAAAGCTGCGGTAAGTGGTGTAAGTGAGGAACAAAAGAAGCTTTTAACAGATACTCAAGCAGATGTTAAAGCACAACAAGAAAAACTATCTGCAATAGATAGCCAAGATAATGTATTAAAACTACAAGGCAAATCTGAAAAGGAAATTTTAGGCTTAAAAATTAAGCAAACAGAAGCGGTAATTGTTGCAACAGAAAAGCAAGTAGCACAACAAAAGGTAGTTCTACAAGCGCAGTTAGCAGCCGAAAAGCGTAACAAGGAAATACTTAAAGGTATATTAACCTTTGTAACTGCACCGCTTCAATTAGTTATAGATGGAGTTAATCAAGTAGCAAAAGTATTCGGTAAAGGATTCGAGTTTAACGTAGCAGAAAAACTATCTGGTTTAGTATTTGACCCTAAAGCAACAGAAGCAAATGGGCAAAAAGAAATTGCTGCTTTAGATAAAACTCTTAGTGACCTTAAAAATAAAAAAGCAGGGTTTCAATTAGCTGTTCAAAACATAGACAGACAAGGTGCAAGTAAATCAGCAGGTGATGCGGAAAGGATAAGAAAAGAAAGGGAAGCTGCGGAAAAAGAAGCACAAACTATATTAGCAGAAGCTAATAAAAAGCTAAAGACACAACAAGAACAAGACCTTTTAAATATAACAGAAGCTTATGCCGAGAAGCAAAAGAAGTTAGCTTTAGCAGGTATAAAAGATAATGGAGATTTAGCAGCCGCAGAACAAAAGGAAAGACAAGCGGTATTAGATAAGTATGCTAAAGAAGCAAAGGATTTAAAAGACAAGAATGACAAAGAGGCTAAAGACAAAGAAATTGCTTTTCAAACAGAATTAAATAAGATTACGCTTGAAACAAAGTTAGCAGGTATTAAAGACGAGGGCGAAAAAGCAAGGGTAGAATTAGAAGCTAATTTTAAAAAACAAAGAGAAGATATTGATGCTAATGAAAAGTTTACTGCTGAACAAAAGACGGCATTAAAATTAGAGTTAGCTAAAAAAGAAGCTTTAGCACTTGATGCATTAAAATTAGCTGAAGATAAAAAAATTGCTGATAGTGAACTTGCTGCATTAGATAAAAGATTAGCTGACAATGAAGCTGATTTGCAAATCGAAAGAAGTTTATTAGACCAAAAAGATACACTACTAAAAGATGCTTTTGCTAAAAAATTAATAACAGAAGAACAATATAATGCAGGTGTAGCGGCAAACGCAAAGGCAAGAACTGATATAGACAAAAAAGAAGCTGAAACAAAAGTGCAGCTTTTACAAATGACTTCTCAGGCTTTAACTCAAGCGGCTGATATATTAGGCAAAGAAACGGCAGCAGGTAAAACATTGGCGGTTGCAGGTGCTTTAATTAATACTTATCAAGGTATTGCAGCAGGTGTAAAGTTAGGATTTCCTTTAGCTATCCCTGCGGTTGCTATGGCAGCGGCAACTGGTTTTAGTGCAGTTAAAAATATATTAGCAGTTAAAACACCTGGTGGTTCAAGCGGTGGCGCAGCTAATATTAGCGCACCTAATGTTAGTGCTATGGCACCAATGGCTCCACCTCAACCACAAGCACAAACTACAAGCCTTAATACTCAAACCATTAATGCCTTAGGCAACCAAGCACAAAGAGCCTATGTGGTTGAGAGCGATGTTACGAGCAGTCAGCAACGTATTGCAGCTATTCAGCAACGTGCAAGATTTGGTTAAATGATAACAATTTATAAAACTTAATATTTACGATTATGGACTTACCTGTTTATTTATTAGACATTAGCGAGGATATGAATGACGATGCCGAGGTCGATTATGTAGCACTCGTAGACAAACCTGCTATTCAAAAGAATTGGAATGCCTTTAAAAATCAACAACGCTTTGAAGTGGTTAGCGAAGATAAGCGTATTATCTCTGGCCCTCTTATGTTGGCTGATATGCCTATTTTTAGGAGTGATGCTACTTATGGCGATTACTATGTGGTCTTTTCTAAAGACACTATATTCAAGATTGCTCAAAAGTTTTTCAAAAGAGGCTACCAATCAAACGTAAACTTAATGCACTCTCCTGACCAACAAGTAGAAGGTGTAACAATGTTTGAGAGTTTTATTACAGACGAAAGCAGAGGTATACAACCAATGAAAGGGTTTGAAGATGCACCGGACGGCTCGTGGTTTGGTTCTTTTAAAGTAGATAACGAAGGCGTTTGGAATGATGTAAAGGAAGGTAAATTTAAAGGCTTTAGCGTAGAAGGGTTATTTACTTACAAGACAAAGCCGACTAAAGAACAAGAACTTATGAATGCAATAAAGGAAATATTGCAACGGGTTAAATGATAAACAAAATCTTTTATTAATATTTAAACAAAAAGAATGATGAACGCAAAAGATGCAATTATGCAAATTAGGG